TTACATAGAAGAGGGTCAGACATTTAATGATATTACACCGATTAGATCAACAGTAACAACTAATGTTACTTTTACAACAAATACCACTAGTGGCACAGCATCACAAGTTATTGTTAATTCTAACGCTCATGGTGCAAATGTTAACGATTTTGTTACAATAACAAATGCTAATGGGGCAGATGCAGTTGGTGGAATACCTGCATCTGCTATTGGAGACTCTAATGGGAAAGAACATCAGATAATAGAACTTGTAAGTTCTAATGCATTTAAAATAGATGTTGGAAGTGATGCCACTAGAGCTGAGACAGGAATAGCAAAAAGTTCAGGAAGTGTTACTTTAGATTTTCAAATAAACGTAGGACTTGATAATACAGTTGGTGGAACTGGTTGGGGTGCTGGTCAATGGAGTGGTACAACATCTGGTGCTTTAGCAACACAACTAGCAGAAGCATTAGATGCAAGTGAAACTGCAATAGATGTGGACAGTGCAACAGGGATCACGGCTGGTGATTTGATATTAATAGAAGAAGAACTAATTACTGTCGGTACAATAAGCACTAACACTTTAGGAACTGGTGGAGGTCCATCAACTAGAGGTGCAAGTGGTACAGCCGCAGCAACACATGCAGATAATACACTTGTAAGATTAGCAACTGGTAATGCAGACTCTGCTAATGACTTTGTTGGATGGGGTAATGCAGCAAGTGTCACGGTTCCTGGAGCACAGATTAGATTATGGTCACATGATAATTTTGGTGAAGACATAATTATAAATCCAAGAGATGGTGGATTATTTTACTGGGACAAAACAAATGGTTTAGGCACTAGAGCGGTAGAGCTTAGTGCAACGAGCACATATTCTGGAGAAACAAGTGTGCCAACTATTGCTAAACAAGTTCTTGTATCAGACCAAGACCGACATGTTATCGTGTTTGGTTGTGATGGATTAGGTGCAAACTCGTCTGCTACACAAGGAAATGGAGTACAAGATCCATTGTTGATACGTTTTTCTTCACAAGAAAACCCAGTGGATTTCTTTCCAACTGCTACAAACACAGCAGGTGATTTAAGGTTAGGTGGTGGATCTACCTTCGTACAAGCTGTTGAAACAAAACAACAGATACTCGTCTTCACTAATAAAACACTACACGCTATGAAGTTCATAGGTCCACCATTTACATTTGGTTTGCAAGAACTATCAAAGAACATAACTATAATGAGTCCTTTTTCTGCAATAGCTGTTGAAGATGCAGTGTTTTGGATGGGTGTAGATACGTTCTACGTTTATTCTGGTGGTCAAACAATACAACTACCATGCACAGTTAAAGACAAAGTGTTTTTAGATTTTAACTTTGAAGAACGAGACAAGGTGCATGTAGGACTTAATTCTGAATTTAGTGAGATCTTGTGGTTTTATCCGTCATCTGCTGGTACAGAAATAGATAAGTATGTTGCCTATAATTATTTAGAAAAAGTTTGGTACTATGGCACACTTGTAAGACAAGCATGGCTCGATAGAGGTATAAGAAACTTACCACAAGCCACTGGTAATCAGTATCTTTACAACCATGAAGTAGGATTTGATGATGATGGATCTGCTATGACATCATTCATTGAATCTTCAGCTATTGATATAGGAGAAGGCGATAAGTTCTTGTTTATAAAGCAAGTTATTCCAGACATTACATTCAACGGATCTACGAGTGTTAATCCAGACGTAGCCTTTACTATGAAATCAAGAAATAATCCTGGTGCTAACTTTAATGAGTCAACATCTAATACAGCACAAAGATCTGCAACTAGTCCAGTAGAACAATTTACAGAAAAGTTAAATTATCGTTTACGAGGTAGATCTTTTGCTTTAAGAATTGATTCCACATCACTAGGAACAAAATATAAATTAGGCACACCTAGAGTAGATATAAGAGAGGATGGTAGACGCTAATGCTTATAACCAGTATTCCTCAGTATATTCAAGGTATAACAAACGCAAAAGTAGATTTAACTACAACAAATGATACAGTTTTGTTTACAGTTCCTAGTGATGCCGATTTCAATGCAGCCGTTGTTAACTCTATACTAGTATCAGAGGACAGTGGAAATGCAGACACGATAACAGTTACACTTGTAAGTGGCAGTGACACATTTAGTTTATTCAAAGTCAAAGCCGTGGGAGCTAACACAACTGTAGAATTACTTACAAAAGATTTAATATTGCAGAGTGGAGAGATATTAAAAGTGCAGGCCGCAACTGCAAACAGATTGCATGTTGTAGCTAGTATTCAAGAATTGTCTAAAACAAGAGTAACAACGAGTGCGATAACTAGAATATAACATTGAACAAAAGTGTAATTATTGATAGAGTATTGAATCATGGGTATTTTTAAAAGTTTTAAAAAGATTCTTAAGAAAGCAGCGCCAGTTATAGGTGGAACCATCGGTTTTGCTCTTGGTGGTCCACTCGGTTCTGCTGCCATAGGTTCTGCTTTGGGTGCTGGTATAGGATCACTCGCTGCAGGTTATGACACAGATGACGCATTGAAGGCGGCACTTCTTGGTGGTATTGGTGGATACGCTGCGAGTGGTAGTTTTTTCACTCCAAAAGCCGCGGCACTTCCCACACAATATGGATCTGGAGCCATGGCAACTGGTGAACTGGCAGATATAGCAGTAAAGTCAGCAGATACTCCAAGTTTTTTTAACAAGGCAATCGATTTTGCAAAAGAAAACTCATATATAACTTCCGCAGGTATTGGGACTCTTGCAGCACTAGGTGCAGAAGAGCCAGAACAACAAAAATTTAAACGAAGACCAGATCCAGTTGGTGAATCTATGTTAGGTATTGGCATTATTGGCGATAAGAGTTATGATCTAGATGATGATGAAGAGAGAAAGAAGTATTTTGAAGACCTAAGAGAAAAGCAAGGTATTATGCCAAGAGACAGAGAAGTAGGTATAGACCCAATATTCTCTGCTAGTGGTGGTGAGGTAAACGGACCTGGAACAGGCACAAGTGATTCTGTACCAGCAAGGCTATCAGATGGTGAATTTGTACTAACTGCAAAGGCAGTTAGAGGAGCAGGTGGTGGAGACAGAGACATCGGAGCTGCAAGAATGTATGAAATGATGTCTGAACTAGAGAGGGTCGCATAATGGCTACACAAACAGTTATACAAGAAGCAAGACTACCAAAGTTTCAAGAGGACTTTTTAGCAAATATTTTTAAGAGTGCAAAGAATCTAGCAGATGACGGCACTATGCCTTTTGCTCCATCAAAACTAGCAGATCTTTCTCAAGGACAACAACAAGCAATAACATCAGCACTTCAAGGTGTTGGCTCTTTTCAACCTTTTCTGCAACAAGGAGCACAAGCCATTGGACAAGGCATTGGACAGTTAGGAACTGCACAAAACTACGTTGCAGGTGCTGGTTTTTCTCCAACTGACTATCAACAGTTTATGGATCCTTATACAGAAGATGTCATTGCAGCAACACAAGCCGACATAGCAAGACAAGGTGCTATGCAACAGAATCAATTAGCAGCAAGTGCCGTGGGCGCTGGTGCATTTGGTGGTTCAAGACAAGGTATTGCACAAGGTGAAATTGCAAGAAATGTCATGGATCAACAAGCAAGAACTGGTGCACAATTAAGATCACAAGGTTTTCAACAAGCACAAAACTTAGCTCAACAAGCAGCACAACAACAATTAAAACAAGCACAACTTACTGGACAGTTGGGTCAAACTGTCGCGGGTCTTGGTACACAAACCGCGGCTCTTGGTCAGTTAGGACAACAAATGGGTGTGCAAGATATAAATACATTACTTGGAATAGGTGGTCTGCAACAAGGTCAAACGCAAAAACAACTTGATATTGATAAACAAAATCTATTAGCTCAACAAGCATTGCCTTTCCAAAAAATAGGTTTCTTATCTGATATTTTTAAAGGTGTACCATCACTGCAACAGACTGCGACTACGACCAGTACGCCTCGACCTAGCACAGGTTCACAACTTCTTGGACTAGGGATCGCGGGTCTTGGAGCAGTTGGCGCTGCAGGTGGTTTTCCTAATTTCTTTGGACGAAGGACTCCAGCATAATGAGTGTATTTAACAGACCAATGTTCAGAGTGCCTGGCATGAACAATCAAGCCTCTGGTATCATGGCTTCCAGTCCAAATCTGATTAGAGCAAGTGTAGCAAATGCAAATCCATTATTGACGGGATCTGCCACAAATACTTTTCAAATACCCATGTATAAAGATGTGAAGCCAAGCGTAGCAGAATTGATAGGAAATCCTACGACTTTTCCGAATGTCATTGATTCAACTCAAAAGATAAATACTGGAGACATAGAAGGGATCGGCACAGAAGAACAAAGAAAAAAACAATTAGAAAAAAGTAATTTAGAGAAGCTAAAAGAAGCTGCAAGAAAACAAAAGATAAAAGATGCACCCAAAGTGGTTGATTCTTTTGATCCTGAAGAGGCATTAAAAGGCAAAACTCAAGTAGGAGCTGGAATGGATGACGCAGATGCAGATTATTTTGGTGGAGATGTGCCTGTTACAGAAGCTCCTTTTACAAATGAGGGATCTGGTAAAGCAGATTTAAAACCAAACCCAAACGCTGGGACAACACCCGAACCAAATATTTTAAGTGGCTTTCAGTCAAAACAAAAACAGTTGTCTGATAGGATGCAGACGGCAGTTGCTAATTTATCCACAGGCCTTGCAAGTGCAGAGGATATAAAACTGGGTGGTAAAACAATTGTTGAGAATACAAACGCATTAGTAGCAAAAATGCAAGAAAAAGGACAAGAGCCTACACTTGCAGACGTACAAGATGATGCAATAAAATTATTAGGGTTTGACCCACGAGAACTAGAAGGTGAGTTTGAAGAAGATAGAAAAGCGTCTATATTTTTAAACATGATGAAAGCTGGTCTTGCTATCGCAGCTGGTGAAAGTGACAATGCCATAACAAATATAGCAAGAGGTTTTGGTGTAGGACTTCAAGGATACGGAGAGGATGTAAATCTCCTTTCTAAAAATTTAAGAGAAGATAGACGAGAAGCACGAAACACTATGTATAATCTTTTAAAAGACGCTAAGTCAGAGGCTCTTGCAAAGAGAACTTTGGAACTACAACAGATGGAAGGTGTTGTAAATATTCAAAGACAACTTGTGGGAGATCAAAGACAGAAAGCACTGGATCAATTCAATAAACAGATTACAGAATTGAAGTTTAGCTCGGATTTATTAGGTGCAGCTGCTGATATGCAATTTAAAGAAAAGCAATTAGAAGTCACGAAAGATAACGTAGAAAAAACATTTAGAGCGGCTATCTTAAGATCACAACCAGAAATCATCTCGTTGTTAAAAGCAAATAAAGACATGAAATTAAAACAAGGTATCACAACAGAAATACCTTATGGAGAAGAAGGTTATTTAGATCAATACGAGTTGACTCCGAAAGGTGAAAAAGCCATTTCCGATTATCTAAAAGAATTGAAAAAAGGTAAAGGCGGTCTAGGACAAAGTTTTAGTGAGTTTAATATAAAGAGAACAAACATTGCTAACACTGGACAGGTTAGCATAGTTCCAAAACCTCCAGGTTTTGGAGACGCTAACGATGATATTAAAGAATCTTATGGTATAGCTGGTGAACAGTTAATGGAAGATTTAGGTAGTTTATCAGATCCTATTGATAGATTTAACAGAATTGTTGAATTTGTAAGAAGTCAGAAGAGAAACTTTCCAGGTATAACCATACCAGAAAATTCACTGTCTGGAGATGTTAAGAAATATTTACAAGGCAGTAAAAGTGGTGGTGGCACAAACCAAGATGATTATGCAGATGTTCTAGAACTAAGCACTGGTGGTTAAATGCCTAGTTATGTAGTAAATGGTAAAACTTATTTTATCAAAGAAGATCTTACGCAAGAAGAAGCAGAGGCTTTTATCAAAACTCGCTTTGGTTCTTCAGGCGATCAAGCCACTGCACAAGAAGGAACAAGTAATTATCTAGATCCAGAAGATGAGGGAACTCTACAAGAAATAGCAGAGGGTGTAGGATCTGGATTAATAGCCATACCACAAGGTATAGCAGAAACTGTGACAAGTATTATAGATCTTGGTGCAGGCACTAATTACACAGATGCTGTAGTTAGAGGTTTCAATAAAATGAGAGACGATCTTGGTATCGATCCAGCGGGAGCCGCTGGTAAAATAACAGAAGGTCTTATTCAGTTTGGTATTCCAGGTCTTGGAGCCGCGGCTGCCGTATCAAAGTTTAGTAAACTTGGTAAGTTGGCACGAGGCACACGAGGCATGAAACCTGATGCTGGATCTTTGAAAACCATGAAGATCACAAAGCAACCTCTTGAAATGAAAGACTTAACTAAAAGTCAAAAACTAGGACTGGCGGCACAACAAATGGCGGCGGCAGGTGCAGCAGATGCAGTTGTAGCCACAGATGGCACACAATCTTTGGGTGATTTTTTTGAAGGTGGCTACGGTCCTTTTTTTCAAACTGAAGATCTTATAGGATTAGAAGGCAGAGAAAGAGCTGCAGCTAGAATATACAATAAAGTCATGGCTCATGGTCTTTCTGGGTCACTTCTTGCTGGTGCTTTACCACCAGTGATTGGTGCTGGTCTTAGCACTTCTGCAAAAATAGGAGCCAGAGCGGGAAGAGAAGTTGGTCTTGCAGTGCCAGGCGCAGCGATTGGTGCTGGTGCGGCTACAGTTGATGAACTGGCTCAAGGCAAAGATGTAGAAGATATAGATTTTGGAAAGGTGGCAACTGGTGCAGCGTATGGTGCAGGTATCGGTGCTGGTGCTGGAGTAAGTTCAAGAGTGTTGAGAGCTGGATCCAAAAAAGCAGCAGAAGCTATTGCAAAACAAGAAGAAAGATTTTTAAAAGGTGAGTCCTCTGATCCAGGCCTTATTAATACATTAGACAGAGCTGTTGCTAGAACTTTATCTGCCTTCAGATATAGATCGTTCTTGCCAGGTGACGTAGCAAGAGTAAAGTCTCTAGTTAATCCAGCTATAGAAGGTGATATCAAAAAAGCAGAGAAAGCATTAAAAGAAGTTGATAGACAAATCGCAGAGGTTCTAAGTCCAAGTAACAAAGAATTTTCAGAATACAGAAGACTGCCAGATTTTACAAAACAAAAACTTATAAACAACTTCATGGATGTTTTAGAAGGAGCAACAGAAAAAGATTTAGAAATACCTAAAGCATTGTTTGACAAATTTCTAAAAGCAAAAAATATTATTGACGATTTATCAGAGAGGGTTATAGACACTGGTGCTGCTAAAAGTTTACCAGAAGTGTCAACTAGTGGTCTGATGTCTAGAAGACAATTTGTAGAACAAGTCAAAAATAACATAGAAAATGGTGGTTATCTTTCCAGACAATATCAATTATTTAACGATGATAATTTTAAATTAGCACCCGACATGAGAGAGGCTCTTGTAGATCAGATTGTAGATGGTAAAGCAGTAGACATAAAACATGTTCAAAAATTTTTAAAAGATGAACCAGAAACTTTTAGAATTTCTGATGAGTTTGTAGACACATTTAGATCGTTACAGAGAGAAGGTCCAGAAGGTGTCGGTCAGTTTGCGTTAACAAGACGACAAGCAGAACGGTACATAGACAATGTTACAAAATATTACAAAAGTTTAAAACACAGTTCTGGTGGAGCATACGGCACAGCAGCTAGAACTGTTCCGACTGTTAGACTTAATCCAGCAGTTCTAAATAAATCAAAAGTTGATAATGAAATTATTAGATCCATACTTGGTGAAGTTAGAAATCCAAAAGAAGCATACATGCACACCGTGGGAGAGCTCTCTAACTTTGTAGCAGCAGATGCTTTCTATTCTTCTTTTAAAAGAACCGCAGACAATATAATTAGAAACACAGATCCTAGAGCAGATAAACCTTTATTTATAAACACAAACGATTTAGTTAGAGAAAGAATTGTACAAATAAATCAAACAAGAGCACCACAAGAACAAATAACATCTCTTCGTGACTTACCATCAGCAGAAAGAGATGCTGTTTTAAAAGATGTCATGGAAAGTGTGCAAAGAAGAGGTGGCAGAGGACTGGAGTATGTCATTCTTGGCAGAGATTCCGTGTCTGGTTTTGATCCAGAGGGTCTTGCTGCACGAAGTGTGTTTGGTGAGATGTATGGATATGCCATACCAAAACCCATGTACGAAGCTATGAGTAATGTTATTAATGAAAGAACAAGTGTCATGGGAGATATAGCAAGAGGACTTTACTATCCTATGGTCAAGTTAAAAGGTATCTCTCAATACGCAAAAACAATTTTATCTCCAATCACACAAGTAAGAAACGTAACATCAGCTTCTTTGTTTGCTCTTGCACAAGGTAATGTGGGAAAGAACGCTAGTCTTTTTGAATCAGTAGATTTAGTTCTAAGAGATTTAATTGATAAAGAACTTAAATTAAAAGGCACTGGTAAAGTGTCAAAATTTGCCAACGATAGATTTGACTTTTCCTTAAATGATGAGGTTTTAGATTTTCTAGTAGATCTACAGAACAGAGGTGTTATCGGTAGTTCGGCTCAACTCCGAGAAATACAAGCTAACTTGCGTCAAGGATTAGGGTATAGAGGCACAGGGATCACGGGTCTTCCAGCGCAAAGAACTGGCGTAGCAGATGAAGTGGGTGTTTCTGATTTTGATATTGCTCTGGGTGTTAGACCACAAGCAGTAGAAGACTCTGTAGCTAGACAACAATCCATAATAGAAACTCCTCCAGATGGTAAAGGACTGCAAGGTATGTCAAAGACTGCTCTAAAAGGCAGTATGAATATGACAAGGAGATTCTTAGACACGGCAGAAGGTCTCTATAAGGGTGGTGATGATATTTGGAAGATATACAACTATGCTTTTGAATTACAAAAATTAAGAAATTCAATAGCAAAAATAGGGACTGATTTTGCAGATAATCCTACTCTAAGAAGACAACAACTGTCTGCATTTGCTAGACACATAGGAAAACAAAAAGGCGAAGGACTGGATGAAGCGTTAAGAAGAGCTGCGGCAGATACTGTTCGTAACACAGTTCCAAACTACGAGCTTGTTCCAGATGTTATAAAAGGGTTAAGAGGTGTGCCTCTTGGTAACTTTATTGCCTTCCCCGCAGAAATATTAAGAACTGGTTTTAATACTCTTGACACTGCTGCAAAAGAGTTAGAGAGTCCAGTCCAAGCTATCAGAGAAATAGGAATGAAAAGATTGATGGGTGGTGTGACTGCCTTTGGTCTTGTGGGTGATACTTTACAAAGGTTTGCACAAAACTTAACAGATACTAGTGACGAAGAACTACAGTCAATAAATAGATTAGCTGCTAGTTGGCAGAGAAACTCACAGTTAATACCAGTTGGCAAGGACGATAATGGTAATCCTGAATTTATAGATTTCAGTCACACTAACCCATACGATTTATTATCAAGAGGGTTTAGAACCATATTAAACACATACAGAGAAACGGAAAGACAAAGTGTGCCTTTAGGAGAACAAGTCAGAAAAATAGGATTTGAAACTTTGTCTGAATACTTTACTCCATTTATAGATTACTCTATGGTTTTCTCTGCTTTACAAGATGTAGCACCTGTAGCAGGTGGTGGTCGTGGTGGTAGAACTAGGTCTGGTGCAAAGGTTTATAGAGAACAAGACTCTTCTGGTGTTGCTTTTGAAAAGTCTATGTTACATCTGTTTAATACTTTGATACCAGGCATGGTTCCAGTAAGAATACCAGTCGGAGCAGAGCTTGGTATAGCTGGTGGCAACTTTCCAGAAGGTGTAAAATCCATAGAAAAATCTAGATTCTTACGAGGTGTGTTTTCTCCAGAGGGTGAGATGGAGCCGACAACTGGTAAGACTTATCAACAAGGAGCAGAACTATTTAGAGCTTTTACTGGTTTGAATACACAAACATTAGATTTAAAAAGACTAGGAGAGTTTAGAGCACAAGAGTTTAAACAAGATAGATCTGGTACTGCTGCACTATTTAACGAAGTTTTAAGACTCGAAGAAGCATCACCAGAACAAATCATTACAGCTTTTAGAAGAGCAGATGATGCTAGACTAAAAGTTTTTAGAAAATATGCGTCAACAATAGATGATTTAAAAACACTTGGTCTAACAAGACCAGAGGTAAGAAAAATTATGAAGGATGCACAATTAGGAGAGGAGGAGACAAGTTCTCTGTTAAATGATAGATATGTTCCTTTCAAACCAAGTAAAGAAAAAATAAAAGATGCAAGAAAGAAAAACATTTATGTTCCTACTGGTGACATAAACGCATTACGATCATTAAGAAGAGGAATGTCCTTGAGAAAAGAGATAGATTCAGATCAGTTAAGCATGTCTAACTTATTTGGATTAGGAAATCAAAGAGCAGTTACAACTCAACTGCCTCCTAAGATTGATACTACACCACCACCGAGTGTTGATACTACACCATCTTTTGCTCCGATACAAACTACGGATGTGGGCACAAGTCCATTAACTAGAACAAATCCGTCTTTTCTAGGTAGTAGTCCAGATGACATTCTTAAAAATTTAGATATAGCTAGGAGAACTGGATGAGTAGATTATCACCACATTTTACTATAGCAGAGTTTGTGAAATCACAAACGGCAGAAAGAAAAGGCATAGAGAACACACCTGGAGACAAGCATGTAGTGGCTATGATGGCACTATGTGAAAGGGTTCTTGAACCCATTCGTAAACATTTTGACAAGCCAGTTGTAGTTAACTCTGGATATCGCAGCGCAGCGTTGTGTCGAGCCATAGGATCAAAATCCACCAGCCAACATTGCAAAGGTCAGGCCGCTGATATAGAAATACCAGGCGTTGCTAATGCAGAACTGGCACAATATATAGCAAACGAATTAGATTTCGATCAGTTGATATTAGAATGTTATGAAAGAGCCAAGGGTCCAAGCTCTGGTTGGGTGCATGTATCATACGTTGGTGACGCAAACAGAAAAGAGATTCTCACATATGATAGAGTCAACGGATACAGAAGAGGTTTGATTTACACATAAATGGCTACACTAGTTGTTAATTTACCTTCTATAGATGTATGGGTTCGTAAAGAATATTTAAGAGATGGCGAAGATGGACACGGAGAGTTTGTAAAAGGTGTCTGGGTTACAGCAAAGTCTATTCCAGGTAGAGCTTTCTATTTTGAAACTTATCTGCCTGACTACGGTGCTCTTTATGATAAACTTCCTATTAGTGCTTTTACTGTTGAACCACAGACCCCGACTCCAGATATGGATCTTTATAATCTCCAGTTTTGGAATTGCATGGACTATGGGGTGGTGGCAGTTAGCAAACAGTTTATAGGATCTATGGACTTTGAGGTTTATACAAGAGACCATGGTATCGTGAAAGGATCTTACGTTTGTACTCTTGATAACTATCACGAAAGCATAGACACAATAGATTACTCAACCAGTGAGAAACCAGCAGAACACAAATCGTTTAACTTACTAGAACTAGAAAATAATCAATTCTGTCTGTATCCAAACAACAGAATGAGAGTGTACGACAATTCACTGACACCAGACAAACCACTACAACCAGACTTCAAAGTTAGCACAGAGATATATCAAGTTGAGAACGGACAGAAGTTCAGACTCGGAGACACAGACGAGTATTTTTGGAAGGCAAAAGATGAATGATAGAGTTTCTTCTGATCTTCATGCTCAACGAAAGAGTGATAGATCAGACACAAAGATTTGAAAATATTAACAGTTGTTTGTATTTTGCCAGACGTTTGAACAATCAGCCCGATGTCCCACTACCAGATGGTAAAATAGGCAAAATCACTGCATATTGTAAACCTGTCAGAAAAAAATAGGCTCTCAGATCGCCACACAGAGCCGAAACAAAGTGTCCGTGTGTGATTGTACCCTAGAAATACTTTTGTTTTTGAGTGTTTTTGTATTGTCCACTATCCAACTTCTCCCCAGTTTGACCCCATTTCAGCGTCTACATCAAAGGGTATTTTGAGTTCGGGCACACAATTACACATAATCTCTTTGATTTGCTCCACTTGCTTGTCGTTTTGTATGTTAAAACATAATTCATCATGCACAGTTAACATTGGTGTAAGACCAGCATCGTAACAATCGACCATGGCTTTCTTAGTTTGATCGGCACTAGACCCTTGTATTAGTCTATTAAGTGCCTTGTATGTAAAAGCTCTTCTGATACTGCCCTTGCCACCATATTCATCAATGGCTTCTTTCATCGGTAATGCTTTATTATACTTGTACGATCTAGGCTCGTACATATTGAATCTACATTTACGGCCCAACCAAGTTCTGATAATCCCACTCTCGGCAGCTTTCCTTGTTGTCTTCTCTGAAATAGATCTTAAGAATGGAACTTTGTCATTGTATTTATCTAATAAAGTTGTTGCTTCATCAACAGACAGATCAAGAATGTTTGCCAACTTGCCTTTACCCATGCCATACATTAATCCAAGATTCACAGTCTTTGCTTGTTTTCTTGGTATGCCTGCTATATCTGCCACGATCTGATGAAAGTCAGCTTCGCCTTTGTTATACAAAGCCACAACATCATCTATCTGTGGGTGTCTATCAAGTCCTTTTAATGTTGCACAATAATGCACAAGCCATCTAGGCTCTTGTGAAGCATAGTCAAAAGATCCCCACTTAGATCCTTCTTCTGGAATAAACAATCCTCTAATAAGTTTCTTTATGTATGGATCTCTTGCAGGTATTTGTTGCAAGTTAGGATTACTTGAGCTAAATCTACCAGTAACAGTGCCTCCGCCATCAGAACGTAAAGGATGAAAATCACAATGTATTCTACCATCATGCGAGTGTTCAAGAATTGTATCAATAAAAGTCGTGTTGGCTTTATTAACTTCCCTTATTTTTATAATCTTCTTCGCAATGGGATGAGAGTGATTAGCAAGAAATTGTTTTGTAAACGCGGGGGCCCTGGACTTTTCTGTGCGAGAATACGCAAGTCCCATAGCATCAAAGACCTTTGCTACAGATGTGGCGACCCAAGGTTCAATCGTAACTCCAGTTTCTTTGACTATCTCCTCTACAAGTGATTTCTCTAACGCAGTCAGTTCTTTCTTAACTTGCTCTGCTCTGTTTAAATCCACTCGTACACCTTTTGTTTTCATGTCAAGAAGCAGAGGTGTGAGTCTAGTTTCTAGTTCAAATATACCACTACATTCTTCTTTTGTTATCTGTTTTCGTAACTCGTTCCATAATCTCAAAGTTATTGCAGCGTCATGTTCTGCATAAGCACCAACATATCGAGGCGGTAGTTTCCACATACCAGACTTTGGATCTACACCAAACTCTTCGGCGGCACTCTTGAGCATCTTTTCGTCTTTGTATGTGCCAAGATGATCTCCAGCTAACGAGTTTAGATTATAGTATCTTCTATTCTCGTTTAGTAAAGGCGCTGCAACCATGGTATCTCTGATCTTGCCTTTGACTTCTACACCTTCTGCTCTAAGCCAACCAAGATCGTATAGTGCATTATGGAACACGAATGTTTTAGTTGTGTCTTTACACAGATCTGTCAACCACTGAAACACTGGTCGTCTTGGCATATTACCCACAGTATGTGCCACTGGAAAATACCAAGAACTATCTCCAGCCGCCACGGCTATGCCTATGATGTGTCCGTCTTTTCTACACCATCCAGGTCCTAGCTTTGTTAGATTCTCATCTCTCGTTTCTAAGTCAATGGCTATCGTATCGTACTGCGATAGATCTGGTATAACTTCGGGTGGAGTCCAGTCTGAATCAACATTCCCCCATGCCACATCTTTTATGTCTTGTTCCAATAAATGGTATTGGTCACTTGTCATTTATAATTTCTCCACCTAATGCAGCATAGCCTATTATATCGACCCAACTGTCATCGTGTTCTATCGTTTCTGCTAGTCTGGCTAGTTTTACACCAACCATACAAGCCACAACTTCTTGTGCCGTAACTTCTCTGTCTAATATAACAGACCATATTCTTGCTATTCTTTCGTGATTAAATTTAGCAGGCCCATACTCTTTGGCTCTCGGACCATTGATTAGCTTCTCTGCTTGATCTAAAAAATATTTTCTGTCTTTTTTATTTTCTTTAAACTCTTTTATTGGTTTACCAAAAGGAGATTTGTTTGTGGTTTCAAGGACTTCGCACATGTCATGGACGTAACTATCCCAAAACGGACTAGGGTTTTCTTCGTCAGTTGCTCTTTGTAAATACCATTCTTTTTTCATAATTCAAATCCAAACTGTCCAGATTTTTCTATTATGTGTAACTCCTTCTTTGCTCTCGTTACACCCACATACCAAACTCTTCTCTCTGCATCTTGATCTGGACTTTCCACACATGCCTTCGTTGAGTCTAGCAACAATGCTACATTATCAGCTTCTCCACCTTTTGCTCTGTGGATTGTGGATACACGAATCCTGGGATCTGCCGATAGAATCTTCTCTCCTCTTTTTCTAACAGATACTATGTATGCAGCAACTTGTTCTGATATTTTTAATACATTTTGCCATGTCACAAATCTATTTGCCGTAAACTCACATAATCTTTCTAGATTACCTAAAGAGTAACCTTCATCTGGTGGTCTTTCACTATTAACATCTGCCAAAGAATACATTAACTTTCGACCCGATCTTGTTATATGTTTTGGATCAATCAGTTTTGAAAAAGGTTTTAACAAGTCGGCAGGCACTGATGCTCCTCTTTGTAACTTTAACCAAACTTCTATTGCCACTAGTACATTGACAGATACAGACCAACCTTCTCCTTCTCTCCAAAAAACATAACCCTCTTCTCTTAATTTCTGACAGACTTTATTAGCTATGTAGTTAGTTCTTGTAAGAATCAACCACTCGCCCTCTGTCATATCAACATCAAGAATGTCATTATGCCATGTAACAAGTCCCTTTTCTTTTGTTGGGTTCCACGATTTATTTTCTCGTTTCGTGATTTGATCGGTTAATCCTTCAGCAAAAGCAAACGGATGTTCTGGAACACGATATGATTTACTTAATACATATTTAGTTTCACTAGCATTAAGAAAATTATTTACATCAACACCCATCCAAGAATATATCGCCTGGTCATCATCTCCAGCGTAGTAAACTTTGTTTGAGTTTGGAACAAGAACATCCTTAACCATCTTCCACTGTAGTGGAGCTAAGTCTTGTGCTTCATCTATAATAAGTAAATCAAAGTCGGGAGACGTTCCTTGCCAAATAAACTTTTCTATCATATCAATAAAATCGAGTTTACCCTTCGCTTTTTTATAATCTTTGAAAGCCTTATCTAATACTAATAGTTGTTGTTTGTTTAAACTTTGATCCCAACCCCTATGAAACTCTTCTATGAGATCAACTTGTTTCACTCTAGCATACTGTATTAGTGACATATATTTATCGCCACCAGCACCAACATTAAAGAGTGGACCTTCTTCCATACTCACTGTTTGTGTGGTTCTAAAATCTAAACCTACAAGTTTACCTAACTCGTTGTAGTCACGACCCGACATAACTTCTGATGTGCTTAGTCCAAGCCAACTGAAAGCAAGAGAATGTAAAGTTCTAAAATAAATTAGATCTTTTGAGTCTAAACCTTCTATATCTTGCACTGAGCCACCATCTGCTAATATTTTGTCCCATATTTCTTTTGTATTTAATTTAAGTTTATTTAACACTTTTACAAGTGTGGGATTTTTACGTATAAATGTACCTTTAGCTGACTGCTCTGTAAATACATTAGCAGCCCAAGGTTCTATTCCTGGTGAAACATTTCCTGCAAGCTTGCTATTACTAACAGTGGGAGCAATAGCACGCAAGTGAGTATTACGGAAACCAGTACCAACACACCACAAAGGCTCGCCAAACTTCTCAGCAAGAGCCATACTAGCACGTTCACTTTCGATTTTGATTTGGCTGAATATTCTTCTTGTTTCATATTGTGATAATAAACCTTCAAATGGTAAACCTTTTTCTTGTAAATATGTGTGCCACCCGAGTACACCTAAGCCTAATGCTCTGCTTTTTTCAGCAAAACGCACAGAGTTTTCAAAACCTTTTCTGTATTTAGCTCTTTGTATAAACTCTTCAAGCACACCGTCAAGAAACCATATTGAGTCATATATTATATTAGTATTTTTCCACTCTTCATATTTAGCTAGGTTTAAGCTAGATAAACAACAAACAAAACTATGATTTTCATCTGTATGTAAAACTATTTCACTACAGATGTTAGTCATATGTACTTTTAATGCGTTATCTTTGTAAGCTGCTGGGTTTTGCTTGTTTGTATTTCCTTTAAATAAAATATAAGGTTCGCCAGTTGCTTTGCGCTTTTGTAAAAGTTTGCTCCATTTTTTTCTAGCATTAATATCTCCTGCAGTAAGCTTTCGCATGAACTTATCACCGACGACCGCGCATTGATGCAGGTTAAGTGACTGTCTATTGACGTCTCCTTTTGGTTCTCTAATCTCGAGCCATTCTTCAAAATCGTCATGTTCAATGTTGATATTAACAGATGCAGCTCCGCGTCTGACAGATCCTTGATTCGTTGCAAGTATAGTTGAATCATATATTTTACAAAAAGGTACAACTCCGTCACTTGTTCCATTACCAGTAATTTTAGATCCGGCGGGTCTTATTTGATTTATACCGATACCTACTCCACCGCCGTGTTTAGCGAGTAGCATCATCTCTAAATTTTTTTGTCCTATGTCAATAATAGAATCAGCGACATCAATGCCAAAGCAACTAATAGGTAAGCCCCGATCTGTACCAGTATTAGATAGAACTGGTGAAGCCAAACACAACCAGCCTTTCCAAATATATTCAAAAAAACTTTCTGCCATTTCGGTCTTCTGTAATCTTTTCGCAATTGTTCTAGCAACTCTTTCGTACGCTTGTCTTGGTGTTTCTCCATTGTATAAATATCCTCCTGCTATTGTTTTTTTATATACTTCGTTGTCACCCCACTCTGGATAATCAACTCCTTTCTTCCACTGGTTGTTCCACATCATCTCTTTTGTTTATATCTTTTAATTGTTCAACTATTTTATCCCACTCATCTTTACCAATATGTATTTGAAAAGATGTTAGCATGCCTTGTGTAAATGTTTCTAATGCATCTAGTTTTACCAAAGCTTTTTTTAATGCAGATCCAAGTATTTCTACTTTACGCTGCATATCTATTAATTTACTTTCTTTCATTTTAAATAATGTATTATCCAAGCTACTAAACCATTTATGTTTAGCGCTACTAAATTCCATTGTTTTCTATAAGATACTTGAACTAACACACAGCTAAAACCACATATAAATAATATAGGTTCTAATGTCCAGTGTGCAGCTAGTATCATACCAGCACCCATATAACCTATACGCACTGGTAATTTACCGTTACCAAATATCTTCAAAGTCTTCACCTTCATTAGCTTTGCTATAATCAGTCGGCCTAATCGCAAAAAAGTCCGTATGAGTGTGACCACCAGTAAGATGATAAAACCAATCAAGTACATCAGCGCCAGCTCTGTCAAAGCTAAAAAAGCGTCTTTTGTCTGTATAACCCAGTTCCATAAGTTTCTCATTTGTTCTTTTTCTTATAAATTGTTTTAGATCATATGCTTTAAGGTTTTCAATATCACCCATCTCAAACATTTTATCTATATATTTTTCTTCAAGCTCAACCATAATTTTAGCGGCTTTGTATATATCTTCTTTACAGTCTTCTTTTAGTGTAGGTATTTCTTCACACATATGTCTAAATAATTGACAACCCATTTTACTATGTAATGATTCGTCTCTTACAGACCACTTCATTTGTTGTCCTATTCCTTTGAGTAAATTACGTAATTGAAAAGAATATAAAACAGCAAAAGCACTGTATAAACTAACACCCTCTGCGAAAGCGGAAAAGATTGCCAAGCTACGACCGATGCCCACAGGATCGTTGCCGTCATAAGCAACCAAGTTGTCAAAACGTTCTGACGTCGCAGGTTCGTGAAGAAACGCTTCAAAGTCTTCAAGTCCCAATGTTTCATTTAAATAACTATATGCAACAGCGTGTATTGTTTCTTGTGAGCCGAACATCATAGCCATCTGTTGCACTTCGTGTTTTGGAAACCATGATACGACTTTTTGTGTCCAGTAGTCAGATACAGCACATTCGGTTTGAGCAAAACCTAATAGTATATTACCAACTAAGTTTTTCTCAGCTAGTGTAAGCTTTTCGTTCCAGTCTTTAACATCACCTGACATAGGTATTTCTGTATGTAACCAAAACGCTTGCGCTTGCTTTAACCAACCTTCGGTATAATATATTGGGTACTCAAACGGTTTGTAGGGTATTCTTTCTTTAAATAAACTCATTATATTCTATTATTAAAAACATTAATGCTGGTAAGCATGTAATCACAAAGTCTTTAAAGTCTGGAGTACCTTTGCCTAAATACCAGTCGTATACTATTTCTTTGGCTGCAGCTACAATTACTGTAATCCACAAACCATATACACCAAATAATCCTATAGAACCAAAACTAATTAATGTTCCATAAAAAAAGTGTAACAATTTATCTTTGGGTATATTGCTAAACATTTAATTATAAGGTATTTCTAGTGCTATATCCACAAACGGGATATAAAACACATAAGTTAATCGATCTTTTTCTTCATAAGCTCTTGCACCGAATAATACACCCGGATAAAAACCTATTGACAAAGACCAGTTCCATTTTTCTTTATCCATAAACTTTAATATTATATTGATCTTGATATTTAACAAGTTCTTTGTATTTTATTTTTCCTCTTTGCTGCCAAGACCATTTAACCCACTTGTCAATTTGTCGCTCAGCGTATTTTTTCCTAGCTATTATTTTAGATAACTTAGGATTAACCTTACTGTTTCGTCGCATTCTTTTTGATTTTGTGGTTTAAATAACGTTGTATTTGGTAAATTCTTACTAACATATTTTTTAAATAATTTCCATCGCATTGGAAAAGATTCATTAGCCCTACCTTTACATTCAATTATGTAATGATATTCAGCTCCATTAGTGTATCCTATAAAATCAGGCGTGTATTTAATTGGTAATATCTTTTTTTTACCTCTTTGTTTAAACTCGCCTTTACCATTACCTGTTCTTTCATATGAAGTATTTGTAAATTCAAATCCTTTTGATACTTCAAATGTTGCTCCTTCATAAACAGCTTTTAATTTAGCTTTTTTAAGAGCTTGATACATATATTTTTCAAGACCTGAAGCAAATTTGATACCATCATATGTTACTTTTTTTGCCTGTACAGGTCCACGTTTCTTTTTTCTATAAATCTTCTTCTTCATAATGTAAGCCGTCATTACCGTTTTGACCTATAATATTCATACGGTTTAACATAGCTTCTTCTATTTCATCACGTAAGCAAGCTCTAGCTGCTTGTATGTATAGCAAAGCATCCATTATTTCTTCTTGCACGTCTGTTAAAAAATCGTTAAGGTCTTTATCTTTTCCTTCAACTTCTTCCATCATCATTGCACCGTACTTAGCTTGACCAATCAGACTACGTTGATCTATCTTTTCGATTACTTGTTGTACGATTTTATCGTCTGTTTTTACTACGTATTTATTCATCTTTTACAAATGTTCCGTTAATCATTTTACCTGTTCGTTCACTAATAACATTATAAGCATCTTCAATACAATACTCTATTTCTGTACCATGTAAATGCGCTAGGTTTGTAAGCACTACAACCATATCACCAATTGCATCATTTATTTCATCATGATCATTTTGTAGTAATGCTTTTGCTAATTCACCCGCTTCTTCTTGAAGTTTAACATATTGCACATATGTATTGCCTTTATCATATAAGCCTCTTGCTTTTGCCCATGCTCTAATTTTATCAAATATAGATGCAATTTCAATTACTTCACTTTTACCTTCAGGTACATCATCACCCCATAATTCAGGAGCTTTAAACCACTCAGCAAACGCTTTGTTATATACATAACATCTATTATCGTTATACATAGAAGTTTTAACGTTTTGCATTATCCATCTAATTGAATCTAAATTTAAAACAAATAAGCCATGTTCGGTTTCCCACTCCATACCTATATTGTCCATTAAATTACCTTTCAATTTTTTAACTGGATAAGGAAACGTAGTAGTTTGTTCTGTTACGTTTATTTTCATTTTATTTAATTTAACTAATTCATTATATTTTTTACGATCAACTCTATACCCATAAGACTTTTGAAGTTCTATCTCTTTCTCTGATATATAATCTATATCATCGGACTGATCAAGAACTTCATATTCGTCTGGGCTATAACCCTGTGTTAACGTAACTCTCGTATTAAGATTACTTGTAACACCAATTTTTTTACCCGGTATGTGATAAATAAAATACATATTTATAATTTATTATTATATAAGTGTAAGTTGTGCGCATAATGATAATATTCACCAACTTCAATATTCAACCTATCTGCAACTAATTTTTGTAACATACTAAAACAGTATTGATCATTACAGAAACCATACCAGAGATCATTAGAACGCATTAGAGCAGCCATATTTAGCTTATTATTTACAATTGTAAATTGTACAGCATATGTACACGGTGTGTCTTTAGCATAAGTTGCATGCTCTTTACAGTCATAAATACTAATAGCTGCGTGTCTAGTATCTTTTTCATTTTTAAGTTTAGCGACTACGTAATCTAGCTGGTTGTTACGTTGCCACTGCCAACCGTAGTTAGACCTAACTTTATTGTAACTATCAGCCATACGCTCCCATATCGGCGGTATTTTACCGTATATATCGCCAAGCTTGTAAATATTAGGATCACCAGATAAATACCATTTCCACTCAGCAATAGCATAATCAGGTTTCCAATTACGTTCTTTATTAAATATATAATTTTCCATAGGTTTTTTTAAAGTAAAACCTACATTAAATAAAGCTTTAGTATCACCAAAGGCTACACCATCAACTATAATTTTATCAAGAAAATAGTTGTAAGCTTCATCTGCATTTTTAAATTTTGTGCGCATATTTATTATAATAGTATTTATAATATTCATACATCTTTATCCATATAGTTATTGGGCTATATGCTTCAGGTGATCTATGATTATTATTATTTAATTTTATATCTATATACCATGTGCCTTCACCAGTTGCAAAAGGAGAAATAAAAATACCATTGTTTATACACCAATGGTAAGCTTCTTTTTCTTTACGCGTTGGTAAGTATATTCCCATTACATCTTTTTTTCTAGGCATTTATTCCCATGGCATTGGCTCTTCATTAGCTACTTGTGCTACGTCTGGTATAAAACAACCTGATCTTGGCTCCCATGTAAAGAAAGCCTCAGCACCATTTTCACCTAAGTTTTGAAATTTTACTTTTAATACTTTTACTTTTGTATTTTTAAGTTCATAATCCCTATGTACTAATAAACCATGATAACTAGCATCATACCATTCACCACCACCTTTAATGTTGTACATATTAGGTTCTTCAATTTTACCGTCACTGGTTTTGTACATTTTAGTTGGATGTGCTACAATAAACACTAACACGTCGTATTTTTTAGCAAATGTTTCTATTTTAGTTAGATATTCCATAGTATATATGTTAACATCTAACGAACTAGCATTGCGATCTCTAACTTTATTAAAAGGATCAATGACTAAACATTTAATACCTTTACGTTTAACAAGCTCTGCTCCTTTACGTAATACAGATTCAAGAGTATATTTTTCCATATCTATAAAAAAGAAGTTATCGTTTACGTGATTAGCAACTTCTTTCCATTTAGCAGAACCTATATCATCTCTACTTGGCATATCGCCCCACACTTTACGCATAAGCTTGTGAGCGTGTAAATAGTTCGGTGCATTTTCTGGTGATGCAAACGCTGTCTTCCAACTATAATTTTTATTATAACCTACAACCATCTGATCTACAAAATCAGATTTACCTGAACTTGGTATACCTGTTACTGTAATAAACTGACCTGTATATGTAGAAAATATTTGGTCAAAGTTAGATAAACCTATTTGATAACCAGCTTTAAAACCGTTTTTAACAAAGTCTGTTACATCATTTTCTATATCTTTAAATGTTGTAACATTTTCTAACGGATATGGTCTAGCTTGTTTTATAGCTTGTCTAAGCTTTTCTTTACCATGCTTTATTAAATATTCGTTAGCATCTTTACAGTTTTCAAAGTCTGCTAGAAAACAAACTTCAGCACCCAGTCTACGAACAAGCTCAGCGCGCAGGGCTAAACCAGGATCGTCTGTATCAACTGCTAATATTATTTTAGTTTTATCTTC